TCAGCATCAAAAGTTTCGTCCATGATTTCAGACATAGTTTTCAACTCGGCCAAATCTTCATCTATAGACGCTTTTATATCGTCTAAACCTTCTACATCTTTCAGAGCTGCGATGTCGTCCGCATTTCTTGCGAGGATAGCCTCGTCGATCAAATCCGAGCCCGGTTGATCTTGCCCGAGCCTTCTCATATCGTTGATAGTAGCGTCACGTTCAGAAGCCAAAGGAAAGTCAGACTCTGTAGAAGTTTTACTTCTGTAATATTCTTGTCTCAAAGCGGGATCTGTAGGAATGTCGTCACGGAAATCAGCTCTAAATCCTTCTGAATCTACAAGTTTCTGGGGGAGGAATTCCCCGCCGTCAGCCGTCTTTATATTCCCGTCGGGCGTCACTTCTACAATCTGCGTGGGCTTGATGCCTTTAGCTTGTATCGTTACTTTCTGACCGTTCGCATTTATAGCGTCGTCTACCTGACTTACAAAATTCTTAGACGCCATCTCTACGTCAAACACCCCATCGGTTCGGCTCTCTACCGCGAGTGTCTTTCTACTCACGACTCTTTCAGGTAGTGGCTGGGCTTGAAATCTGATATCTGCTACCGTACTTCTGAGCTTTGTCATTTGCTCAGACAACTCTTCGGCAAGTACAGCGTCACCTTTTGCAGTAGCCGCTTTTAGTTTTGTACTCAGATCATTATAAGCTCTTATGTTATCGAATTGGTGCGCTCTCATAACTGGTAGAACGTCTATCCGCCTGCCCTCTACAGCCTGCGCGATAGCTGTGGAAACTAAATCGTATCTAGCTTCAGGGGTCTGTGCTGCTAAATGTTTCGGAAAACTTCCGTTCGGCTTCGCTTTGAAAATGTCGCCTGTTTTAGAGAAGGCATTTGCCATCGTCCCGGCCCCTACGTGAAGGCCGCCTCCTAAAACGCCCCCTAAAAGAATCATCTGACTGAACTCTGCGGCGTCGATGTCCTCTTGAAGAGAATCGTTGATGCCTGTAAATTCTACCGCACCTTCAGTTAATAAGTTACCTTGCACACCTGCGACAAACCCTTTAGACGCTCTAACCCCAACCCGCCCTATAGTCGAAGATACTCTTGAAAGTTTAGCTGCCCATCTAGCTTCGCCGTACACAGGTATGAAAGACTCAGCTACGTTTATCGGGTCTACCAACGAGCCTACTAACATACCTGAAAGTTTAGCCGTGGTGTTAGCTATCGACGGCGTCGCTTGATTGAGGCGCTGCTGCCTTTTTTTCTGTTCGTATTTTCTTTGAATCAAAAATCCGGCTGTGTCGGATCTCATCCCTTCTTCAGGGACGTCTAAATTCACACCGTATTCTTTCGCTTGGGAAGCCACTACATCTCTGCCGATAATAGGGCTGTCATCTAACTTATTTCGAATGAAACCAGCTATCTTAGTGCCGGGGTTTTGATCGAAGGCTTCGTCGAAAGACGCTTCGAATACGCCGTCGTTGAAGCTGACTTCTTCTAGGTATCTAGGCCCTCCGGTCTTGTTATCTCCGAAAGCTGGCATTAGAACGAAAGTCCTCTAGAAAAATCTTCCCCAGTAATGCCTTTAAACTCAGACGGATCAGACCCGATGTCTTCAAGCTCCGACCACTTCCATTTAGCCCTGATAGGTTTTCCTTTGTCGTCTTTTATCATGACGACGTTTCCTGTGCCGTCAATAAGTTCCACACCTGAATCGTCCCCTGCAGTCACAAAAGTTCCGTCATTACGAATAGACTCTCTGTACAGATCTGCTGAATCTTCTTCGCGAAGGCCACTTAACGCCACGGGTATGTTTGCCAAATCCAAAGTATCAATTCTGTTCTTTAATTTTCGCATACCCGCTCGCATCGGAGGCGCATCATTTGCCACAGGTATTCTAAGTCCGTCTTCGAAAACGTATCTGTCATTGATTATTTGACTAGCTATTTGATCGGCATCAACGTCTTCCCCGCTGAGCTGCTTGTACGCCACAGTCTTAGCGATAGCATCTTGGTAGTCAGCTACGACTTGCTCCCTGTTAGCTAGGGTCTTCAGCGACCCCCTGAAATCCTGAAGCGCCGCGCGGGTAGAGTCTTCGATATCTTTGTACTCTGCAGCCCCTAGTTCTTTTCGAAAGTGCTCTGTCTTAAGCACGGACGCTTCCATGACATCTTCAGCCAAACCGCGCAGAGCGGGTTGGTCTGCCATCGTAGCCGCGACATATTGAGATCCGTTCAAAGCCTTGTTCTTTTTTAAATCTCTGACTACGGCGGGGAAATGTCTCCCCCACTTCTGCTCTAAAGATTGGATATTATCGAGAGCCACTTTGCCGCCCTGATCGGCGATGTTTATCTGATCCATCGAAGCGCGAACTGAGTCCGCCTCTTGGCTAGTCAGTAGTGAAGGCGGAGAATTAGGGTCTATTCTCATTTGCTCTGAAATAGTAGCATCGGCGTAAGTCTCTAGCGTCTTGATAGTTGGGTTTTTTTGGAACTCAGTGTAAGCCGCAGATACAGCTTCGCTTCTCCCGATCACGTAGTTAGCGGGGTCAGCTTTGTATTGCCTGACAACTTGCTCGAAAGCGCCTTGCATAGCTTGTACTCCGCTCATCTCTGCCTCAAAATTATCGGCAGACACGGACTTCAACCCTTCTTTTTTGCTGGCTATTTCGGCACCTATTTCAGCCAAAGACTTGTCACTCTCCCTAACTTCGTTCATGGCGGTGGCGTATTTCCTGACGACTTGAGATTTTCTAATAAGCCTCTCTTGGTCCTTAGGGTCTTCTACGACTGATCGAATTTCTTCTTCAGTGAATCCACCTTCGTCGACTCCGGTGCTCTGAGCTTTCAAAGCCCAATCGTTGAACGCATTCACGTATTGGAAATTTTCGCGAGCTTTATGCTGCTTTACTCCAGCCTGCAAACTCTTTATCGCCCGTTGATAGTCTTTAGGGTCTGCATTAACTTTGAACATGTTCTTGTCGCTCTGTAGAGCTTTAACAGCGTTCTCGATGTCGGCGCTAGTAGTTGCCGTGTCTGAAAGCACAGTGTTTACGAAGCCGTTCAATCCGGCAGAGTGGTACTCGCTTTTAGCCATCTCTGTCAGCTGAGACTTAACCTTCCCGTCCACTTCCATGTTGTTTATTAGCGCCAAACTCCCGTCTAGCAATTCTCTGGTTTTGGAGTAGTCTCCAAAAACAATGTTCAAATCTTGATCGTGAACTTGTTTGAAATCGTTCACTTTCTTGCGGCTCACCGCTTGAACTTCGAAACTTCGCAAATCTCTTTCTTGAGAAAAATTTATCTGCTGAAGGCTGTTATTCAAACGAGATTTTGCTTTCTGCGAGCCTTCAAATTTATCGACTAAAGATTGCCTTTGCTCTTCCAGTTCTTTGTAACTAGTTTCGGCAAAACCCTCCGCCTGATCGTCAGTCAAAGAGTTTTTCTTCTCCTGCATAGCCGTTAGAACTTGCTGCTGATATTTCTTAGCTTCAATGTCAGCTTTATATGCGTCGTTGTTTTCTTTGTGAGTGATGAGGGCTTGAGAGGTATTCTCTACTGCCCTGCCTATGCTCTCCATTCCCTCACCGATGCCTCCGCCAAAAACTTGGCTGGAAGCTCTTGGGCCCCCGCCCACTCCTACGCTAGCTACTTGTCTTTCTACAGTTTTAATTCTCGGCATTACGCTGTCCTCTTAAGGCCCGTATCAGGTGCGGGCGTGTTCAGCGTCGTAAAAGCCGAAGCTGTGGAAGAAAGCAAAGTCCCTGCAGCACTGAACCTGGACGCGTTCTGAGCCGCTTGCCCTTCCATGCGATCGAGATTAGCACCTTCTCGGTAAGCCCTAGCTTTTCTAGCGCCTTCTTCTTTAATATTGTTAGCGTCAGCCTCTATGTTAAAAAAGCTCTCTTGGAGGGCGTCTATAGCGGACCCTCCTAAACGGACACCGGATGCGCCTCTAGCGGCTTTGAAAGATCCAATTTGCTTGGAAGCTTGGATTCTGAAAATCTTTTCTTGCTCGATAGCTTGCTGTTCAGTTTCCCGAGCATTTCGTTCATTTATTTTAGCGTTGTACTCCGCAGCTTTTCTGGCCGCATTTCCGCGCTTGATACTTCCTACGGCTGATACTGCCCCACCGATAAGGGCTCCCGCTGCTAAAACTTCTACACCCATTTATTGATCCTCGAATACAATGCTGAATCACTACCGTCCGCGTTATACGCGTACATTCGACTCGCCTCTAACTTAAATCCTAACGCCTTAGCCCACCTATGACCATTGTTGAAATCACATTTTATTAAGGCTTCCACACGCCTGTAGGGGGCTATCTGTAAAAATCTTTTCAAAGCATTGAAAATCAAAATAAACTTATCGCGCTTGTTTTGATGCAGTATCGTCCAAGCCTCGGCGCAATGGTCGTTTTTCTTCACAAGTCCCGCGCAAAAAACAGGCTCGCCATCTAGCAGTCCCGTATACGCATGGTCTAGTGATTCTGTGTAAGCCATTACTTCCTCCGTGAAAACTCCGAGAAGAGGTTTATTACCCGCTTGCTCTAAAAGATATTCCGCGTGCTCGGTCTTAAATCTTACGATCTGCACGCTTATCTATCTTCCGTAGCCATTTGCGGCATTATAGCTAAAACAGTTCCGGGGCCGGGACCCGATTGTCTTATGCAAATATTGTTTTCAAAATCGTAATCTGAATCGAAAGTTTCTGACTTTATCCCCGAAAATAAAGGAACTGCTTCGCCTAATGGGTCTGAAGCGTTTCTGAAAATAATAGGTACTAGATCCGAAAAATCAGGCCCCCACTCCATGTTGATCGTTTTATGCAGAAGGATTCCGACTCTGTTTATTCTTTGGGTTTTCCCTAGTGCAGTCCCGTTAGCCGACCCCGATTCGAAACGCAGAGTTTCTACATCAGAATCATAAGCCAACCCTACTTGAACTTTCGACGCAGCTGTGTCTAACTCTATGGCTCCGCTAGCTACAGTCTTGGGGTTTTGAGCTGCCCCGTCGGCCCAGACACTGACTTCTTCACCCTCTAAATGGCTAAGTCCTGTGACGGAGGTTGTGGCCGTTCCGCTAGTGAAAGTTACCACTGAATCGATTCCATCTTTCACGTCTTCCGCAGAGTCGGTGTCTTCGTATAGCTTAGATAGGTACTCTATGTATCTTACCGTGTCGCCATCTATGTAGCGCTTGACAATCATCCAAAGCTCGTCACTTTTACCGTCAGCCGCAGGTATCACAGATATCGACTCTACTTCAGCTATGTTGCCGTCTGAATCACCTGCGCCCCCAATCTCGTGTCTGTGTATACCAAACTTAACCGCTTGGTCATCTAGTCGCTCATATCCGAGCCCAAGTAATGCGCCGTCACTTCGGATGGCCCACACGGTCGGGATCGGCTCCCTCTGCAAGGCCAATGCTGTCACGCCGTTTTTGGTGATATGCTCACTTATGAAAGTTAAATCGTTCGACCTGAATCCGTCAGACTGAAACGAATAAATTGAATCTCTTATTTTTTTTCCGGTCTTCTGTACAAAAATAACAGCGTTTCCAACTTGGACAGGAGTTGCACTGGAAGAGCCTGAAGTCGTAGATCTCTTAGCATTCACGTTAGTAGGCGTTAGTGCCTCGCCTTGGGATGAAGGTCTAACTATCCACTCACCGCCAAAGGTTCCTATGAAAAGACCCTTAGGGCCTGATATTATGTTTTGGATAGCGTTCACGTCATTCGAGGCTAAAGAAAAACTTATACCGCCAGAATCGATTACCGCACCCGCCGCAGTAGTTGGGCTGAAATCCTCATAGTTTCCTGTTTCACTTAGATCTGTTCTCTGCGGCTGATCCGCGTACTTAGACAACACTAAACGATCTTCGTGGAAAGTGACTAAGCCGGGATTGCTCGTATTTCCAAAGCGCCAAACGCCGGCAGTAGCCGTAGACCCGAAAGCGGAAACTACGGTTACGTTGAATGTCTGCAAGTGGCCTACTACAATACCCCTGTCGTTAACTTCAGCCCAACCCCAAGTGCTCCCCTGTAAAAGGCGAACGTAAACGCCCGCCCCAGGGTATATGTCTGGGTATACAAATCCAGATCCGTCATATCCCGCACCGGGGAAACTTGGGGATATTTTTATAGTGTTCGAGTCTACAACTCGGTTATCCGTGTCCGCATCTAGAGTGACCATACGGTCTAGTAGTATCTTATTCCCGCCATCCACACCTATACTGTCCCCGTCTACAAAGCCGTGATTAGGTATTGTCAAATTTGTATTTCCAGCCCCGTCATCAGCAATGGCAGTTATAGTTTGGTCTGGGCCCATCGTTACGTTTGTGTTTCCAGTGGTGGCAGCAGGAGTTAAAGTGGCAGTTTTTACGGCTTCCGTTTGCGCTCCTGCGCTTAAAGAATTGAAAGGTAGATAATTGGGCTCGTCGTAATCAACTTCTTCTAAAGTCCACTCGATATCACCAAGCCGAGTGAGTTTTCTAAGTCTGAAACTTTGGTGGGCAAGATACATGATGTCGCCATTCTGAGCATAAGATAAATCCAAAACCTCTTCTTCATCGTAAGGAGTGGATATCTCATATGCACCTCCGTCTAGAAGCTGAGCGTTGTCTTTGTAGAATCTAATATAGTTGTTGCCAAACTCTAATTGGTAAGCAACTGTCGCGCTGAAAACAAAAGGTATTAATCTTGCTCCTTCAGAGCTAGTTTTTATCTCGTTAACATAAACTGATCCTGGCCTCCTAGTTATAGGGCCTTGCGGGAAAGGTATGTAATTCTTTAGCGTAGCTGCTGCCTCACGATATTTATCGGCTTCCATGCGGCCTTTGAGACGCGGGCTGAGCTCTCCTGAACTGAAATCATTTTTCAGTGGCGCACTTCTAGGCATTACATATTCCTTACGCGATCAAAAGTGTCATCAGGGGATACTTGTGGGACTTTGAAAAAAGCATTCGCTTTCCTAGCTTCAGCTATTTTCCTGTCATAAACGACAGATATATTCGCCTTCTTAGTGTTAGATTGAGTCACCTCTTCACACATTTCTAAAGCCATACGTGCGGCTACTGCTTCTCTGAAAAGCATCGGCATAGCGTCGACTGATACTGTTTTGCTTACATATCTAAGATACAGGGGTGCCGTATCATCGGTCAATATTTTACCCGACTCAAGCTCCCAATCATCGTACACATCTGCGTCTTCTGGGTACTTAGGTGCGAACTTTATGAAGTCTGAAGGTACTGTGTACGCATGCGCTCTGCCCCAAGTAGGTGCCACTGCGTCTTCGGCAAGCGAAGCTCTTTTAATAGAAAAGCGCCAGACGTGAGCCTCTAGCTCCGCGACTAAAGAAGTCTCATAGCAAGAATTGCAGCTATTGGCATTTCGAGAATTTTCAGTCAAACTTGTTATGCGCTTAGCGCCTAAGTGCTGAAGTGCTCTATTGCAAATATCTACTTCGCTTGCCATAGGAAAATCTCCTTAATACGGGACTCTAACTAACCAAGCGTAGAAAGCACTCCCTGTCGCCGTTACAGCTCTGTAAGTTCCGGCTGGCAAGTCTAAACCCAAAAGACCATTTGCACTCAAAGTGGAACTCGGAACGTCTACGTAAGTGTCTTGTTTGGTTTTCAATTGCAACTTAACGCTTCCGCCGCCAAAAGTTCCTTCAGCTATGAAGGAGCATTTGCCGCCAGCAAAAGTTTTGTCGGCTTGGTTTCCAGCCCCTGCGTCCTCACAAAGAGTTACTGATTCTGATAACATTCAATTCACCAATTAGGCCGGAAGCCATTCGCCTTCGAGAATGTGGTTTTTGATTTTGTCGATAGCGAGAAGTACTTCCTCTCTACTAAGTGACCTAGTTGATCCGCCTTCGTTGACTTCTGTATTAGCCAAGTCCACGGTCAATTCAATGCTGTCTGAATCCGTAGCTGCGCCGACTTCTTCGGTCACTAGCTCGTCTCCTACGCTAAATTTATATCTTCGAGTAGCCATATGTTTCTATCCTCTCAATGTTTGAGAATGACGGCCCCTTGCGAGGCCGCCGTTCAAATTAAATTGCGTAACGAGTTTTGAGTACCAAAGTTCCGCCATCGGCAGCAGCTTCAGTCAACGTAGCTACGATGTCATACTCTTTATTAGGATCTTCGGTCAAACCGAGAGCTTCCCAAAGGGGCATTTCCAAACTTTCGATTGGGAAAACACCTGACTCGTGAGCGATGTTCGTTCCCGCAAGAGCTGCAGCGTTGATATCCAAAGCACTAGCGAAGTGATCGGCGTCAACTACTGCGCCACCATTCTCCGTAGTCTCGTAGATACCGAAGTCCGCGTCCCCCGTAGCCCCCACGTCATCAGAGTGCAAAAGCAACTCTGAGATGCGAGCATTCGAAGGGATTCTTGCGAAAATATACTTCGACCCGATAGACGCCAATGCTGATACTTCACAAATCCCGATGTTCTCCAATAGATTTGCTTTCACAAGTCTTGAGTTAGCTAGGACTCGTGGAGTCGCGTCGCGGTCGGTGATAACTGATGATTTTACTGTTTCTAATGCCATCTCTTACTCCTTATTCCGCGCACTTGACTTCGACAATCTTTTTCTCTTCAGTACGGGTCGCGCCCATACTCATCTTGAGATAAGCCTGCCAAGGGAGACCTGAAAGGTCCTTACGACGATCGATGTCTGTGACAACGTCTTCCCAAGTGCCTAGGTGCATTCCTGATTTAACCCACATTGGGCATCTTCGGTAGCCGTTTCCGTCTACTGGCAAACGCTCAGAGTGGATGAAGTTAACACCCATGAATCTCATGACTCTTCCGTCAACTAAGACGGGTCGGTCGTTGAAATCCGTAGAGATGATTTGTGATTGCGCAAGCAAATCATCATGTTGTTCTGCTGTGATGCCCATATAAACTTCTTCGTCTTGGTCAACTTCGTGAGCTAAGAGAATTTTCTTCCCTGCTCGAAGTTTAGCAACGATAAGGCCTGAGTTTCCGGCAGATCCTTCGTCAACCGCTACGACGTTGCCCGCTAGGAAACTAGTTGTACTAGTTCCTGTTTTGCCTGTCTTAGCGTCTGCGAAGAACGCGTCTACGATAATGTCGTCTTTTTTACGGTTAGCAGCTGCTAGCGCGTTCTGGACGTATTTACCTTTAGGGTCTGTGATCATGCGAAGTTCATCGCGTGGATCGACGAGTTGTGGAAGATCGAAATCTGACGGGCTAACCCATCTACGATCGTTTGGTGCATCGACTCGCCCAATTGGGCCGAATCGTCCCACGACCTCTTGCATTTCGATAGCGCCGTATTGATCTACGGGGGACGCTTGCTCACCTGAGTGAGATCCTGTCATAACGAATGCAGAGAACCGGGAATCTTTTTGCTGGAGAAGTAGGTCAATCGTGTTGGCATACTCCTTGACATAGTGGCTTGGTAAATAAATACTCATGGTACTCTCCTTAAAAATTTAAAAATAAATTTCCTTCAAAGAGCTTGTCTGCGATGCAGGGCTTTTTTCAGTCAAATAGCTTTGTGTTCGCTTTCGAACTGTCACCGGGGGCACCTTTTCCCTTACCCGTATTTTGCGGTTTTACGTTGGAGTTATCTACTTTCGCAGGCTCGCTTACCGCAGGTTCAGTTTCAGCCGTAT